CAATCGGGGTACTTTAACTTCCAAGTCGCGATACTCTTTTCAAAGTGTGGTAAGTCTGGAACTGTAATGTCTTCGATTATGTAATATCCGCCTGCCTTCAGTTTATGAACGGAATTTTCGAAGAAACAGACGTTTGCGGCATGCGTGTGCAATCCGTCTTCCACAATAAAATCAAAGTTTTCGGAAAGATCTGGTTTACTCCACATAGACTTTATTTCTGCAGGGTTCGTTTGATCGCAATAATATGTTTTGATGCGAGGTTCTTCGAAGAGAATGCCAGTATCAATGTCGGCACCGAATACTGCTGCGTTCGGTAAAAATTCCGCCCATCCGCGCAACGAGGCTCCAGGTTTTCCATCCTTCCCCATGTTACTCGGAACATATACATTGTTCGTCCCCAAACCCAATTCAAACACTCGCAAAGGTTCTTCGATGCGGTCTTTTAAAAATCCGTAATATAGACGTGAAAAATTATGCTTCCCTGGGGTGGCTTTATCCGAGCCTTGACGCATCATAATATGGCATAACGGTGTAGGGTTTGACATAATCATTTATTGTATAAATCACTATTTATTTTTTAAAGAATACCGCATCGCCTTCATACGTCATACAAAAGAGTGCTAAAAATCCTAGCACTATACCAAAACCTTTCAGGCCGGGTATAGTCTCTCTAAATACAAAAACTCCCGTAAGGGTTACTATCATATTGCTTATCATATTCCAAGTAAGATTCATCAGAACCATACCCTCGGATTTCAGAGCAAAGTAAAACAAGATAGGATCCATTGCGTATACCAAAATAGGAAATATGAGCAATTGGATTGGCCATCCGTATGTAATGGCTTTCACCATTGGCATCATAACTACATCAATGGAGGCAAGGGTTAATCCAAAGCCTAGTGTACGCCAGTTTAACATTCTTACACTATGCTTTCAATATAGGGGTTTATTATATTTGGTGTATACGCCCCCGTTATGACATAAATATACTAATCACGAGGGAACATCATTAATGCCAAAATGACTACGAAAAATAGAAGTGTATGTAGGAATAGACCGACTGGTGTCGGGCATCCGCCAGGATTGGCAACAGTTATAAATCCTCCAATCAATTTCTGAAGTATTTTGTATGTTTCAGGGTTTGCCACCAAGAAAAATACAAGCGTTGAGTAAAAACTATATTTAGCCTTGAGTGCTAAGTTCATTCTATCTTCCTAGTATAACGATTCTTTTTATGTGCCTTCTTGCGGGTAACGCCGCCTATACTCCGATAGGTTGATTTTGTATATGGGTCATATGTCTTTGAACTAGTCGATTTCTTTGCGTTACACTCAGAAAGTTTGAGCTTCAGATCATGGATGATCGCGTCCTTCTCTTGTTCTTTTCTCGCACATTGTTCTTGCATTTGTTCTACATACATCTTATATTCGTTGTACTTCTTAATCAACTCTCCCATTTCGACCCCTAAACGCGCCTTTTCTTTTGCGTTTTCAGCGAGTTTTGCCTTGAGTTCCGCAACAGAAGAATCACCAAGTGTTTGTATCTGCGACGCGAATCGTTGCGTTAACTGTTCCAATTCCCGTCTATATTCGGCGTTCCTCTGTTCCATCTTACCTGTATATGTTTCTATAGAAGACGATAAGGAGGCGCGCAAAGCATCAATGTTGTTGGATTTTTCGGCAATAGCGGCTTCTAGCGCTTGCTTCTTACTCTCCAATTCAGTCTTTGCTGCTGTAGAATCGCGCAACATAGTTTTATACAGTTCCTTCTGCTTACCATACTCTTCGATTTGCTCCTTCAAGCGGGCGGTTTCAGACTTTACCCGTGCGATCTCCGTTTCACCAGTTTCAACCTCTACTGTGAGTTCTCGAACCCTTGCTTCCTTGGCGACCCCTTGTCCAACTAAACTGGCAATCTCGCGCTTTTTCTCCGCGATTGAGTCTACCAATGATGATAGCGCTGCATCATTTTTAGCGGCGAGTTTACGCAACCGTTCGAGTTCGATATCGAGTGTGGGAATGGTCTGCTCGATTCGCTTCGCTTCCATATCTAATTTACGAATCTGTTCATCCGCAGAAGAACGTTCTTTACTACATTTGGCGCGCAGAACCTCGAGTTCATTGCCTTTTCTGGCCACTTCCTGTTCTTTCTCTGCAATTAAGCGATTCTTAGCTTCAATTGCTGCCGTAATTGTGCGAATCGATCCATTTTTCCCCACGGATTCTCCACGTAGCTTCTCGAGTTCTTCTTCTGATGCAGCCAGTTTTCGTTCAAGCTCTGCTACAAGGTCTGTCTCAACTGACTGCTTTCCAATGTTTGTTTTTAAAGTTGCTACCTGATTTCTGAGCTCTTCTATCTCAGATATTTTTGCATTATTTATTCCGGTCGCATTTGTTTTCTCTAACTGGCTCAACCGTTCCTCAATTTGCGCCATATATTTATCCAATGCAGATTTAATAGGAGTAATATCCGATGGTTCGCACTTTGTGTTTTCAATTAGATGCTTTAGGGTTTCCATAGATGCGGATATACCATCCGTAATCGCGGCTTCCTTTGATTCGATCTTAGATGAAATCTCGTCAAGTTTTGTATTCATGTTTAGCAGCGTTTGCTCCAATTCTGCATCGCAAGCCATTGTATTTGTAGAGAGTTGTTCAACCGATGAGGAAATATTGCGTAACGTATCAGAAAGAGCGGTCTGCACAGATTCTATATGTGGTTGAACCTTCGATTCTAAATCTTGCACGATCTGATCATAGTTATCAGGAGCTTTTTCGATCGCGGCGATCGCCTCCAAAATACTGGCTTTCGTTTTAGCAAGTTCTGCTAAAATCATCGGCTGTTTCTTCATTCGCCCCTTAATGTATACGCGCAAGCGTTCGGCTACAGGCGATGTATTTTTCATAGCATCAATGCCACGCTGAAGTTCCATTAGACGCTCTATAATATCTGATTTGCTAGAATCTTCCTCTATGTTTTCAACGAGTGTGTGTAAAGCAGGTATTTCTGCAACTTCTTCCTTCAACTCGGACAGCAACGGTTTTAGTTCTATTTCCTGGTTTGAACCCGATAACTGGTTCAATTCCTCTTGCAAACTAAGACTATTAAAGCTATCGTTTAACCCGTGTATATTACGCCCAAATGCTAAAGGGCCCTTGCCTCCAGCCTCCTCCAATCGATCAACGCCTTCCTTAATTTCACGAAGTAATTCTAGCACTTCCCTATCGGCTACACATACAGTTTCTATTTGCTTTGTGGCAGGGAGCCCTCCCACAGCCTTGGGTATAAATGTGCTACCTTCAATTACACATTTATCTTTGTTGTCGAGGTTTACGCCGCCGTCTGCACGGAGGAGGGAATCAATCTCATCGAGTTGCGCCTTCTCACCAGTGCGTTGATGAGACGATGTCGACACACTTGCAATACTATTTTTGATAATCGCACGCTTCAAACAAAGAATTCGTCGTGCTAACGGTGGCAGAGGGATCTTTCGATCGCCGGCAGCCCACGCTAAAAAATTACGAATATCCACAGGATCCTTCACGAGATTTTTCCGTATAGTTTGCTGACCATTTTCAACCTTTACAATACCCAAGGATGTCAAAAGCGGCACATCTGTATCAATGAACCCAGTGACTGACGCATTCCTCTTCTCCACTGAGCCAGAATCATCAAATATAGGGTGTCCCATAAACCTGGGCATCTTTCTACTGCTACCCCTCAATTTCAATCCGACCGAATTAGCGTAAATATAGAGTCTACCGCATTCGGTGTATTTTTATCCATATTAGCATATTCTGAAAGTGTATTTTGCACCCCCTCATCTTCGCTATGAGTATCTTTCTCTTTAGGGGACGAGAGTACGACGGAAGTCGCCGAAGTAGAAGAAACACCCACCGGGATGAGAGTAAAAATACTCGTTATCGAATCCGCTTTCACCGGGTTGCCAAGCAATCCCTTAATGATTTCCCCATCGTTTGCCATAGTTAGGAGGTTGCGTGATTGTATACCGTCTTTCTTCTGCTTCGCTATACGGCTTTCAGTCATATGACGATTGGCGAACTGTGTAGTCCAAAGTACATAATACGGGACCTCGCACGATTTGTTTAACATGATTTGAGTATCTGTATGACATTTAGGAAGAGCATCAAAAAAATCGGCAAGATACGGGCTCATTGTCTGTTCTAATGCCGAATCTATGCCTAAGGTTTCAAGGATACGCTTCTCTTCTACAGATAAGGATGTACTACCATTTCTGAAATACTCGCGTCGCCTAGCCACATCAATTGCCTCTAGACCGATCGTAAAGGTTTCGTTTGCTAGACTAAACGTGGCTGCCATCTCCTACTTAAATCAATGACCTTTTCTTAACTCTAGAACCTGATGGCCGCTTGTGTTGTGACCCCCGTAAATCCACCAATCGGCGAAGCATCCCCCATTTTTGAGCGCCGCACGACCACAGTTAAGAATCGCGTCCAATGCAAGCAGGATCAAGTTGTGAGTTGGTTACATGAATATTATATGGAACCGGGTAATATTGATAAACTTCTTCCTATTTTAAAAGGCACAAGCCCCATTAGTCTACGCCTCGTAGATTACTTTGTGACAAATTATGCCAAGAAAATGAATACAAGTTATATGTTTCATGGTAAGCATTTTCTAGTGTATTTTAATTACAAGCGCGAATTGAATGCATATTCTAAGCGTCTATTTGACCCGTTTTGTCGCCGTGAGCGCATTATGTTTCAGGCACGCGGTATGGAACAGTTTGTAACAACGGTTGGGCAGCTGAACTTCTTCCGTTGGTTCCTCGAGAAGGAGATTCTAGAATATATGATTACGAATCGTGAAGTTATTGAAAAGGACATGAATTCCACCTTAAAGACACATTATAGTCGGTCGAATTCAAGCGCATCTAATGCATCTAGTGCAGTAACAGAATCGCTAGATTCTCCCACTATCATCTCCGATTCGAGTTCGTCAAGAGGGCGGAAGAAGCGGTGTGAGCTTACCCAATCAGCTATGAAGAAGGTAAATGTCCACGAGTGCAATGTGACTGTAAATTTCTTTTAACTATCAACGCAATTCATCTAATTTAGGACGCAACAATTCATAGGCTTGTAAACTCGCAGCATCCGTGGCCACCTTGGCCGGCAGCCACCGATCATAGAACTGCCTCTCGGTTAGACGTCTATCTGAATCGATTGCACGTTCACGATTATCTTCTACAACTGCGCCACGGAGTTCACGAATCATATTGCGCGAATCAGAGCCACCTGCATCTAAGCGTTGTGTATAAGGATTTTGCGAAAATGTGTTAGAAGGTGTTTGAATTCCTGCTGGAGGAGGAGGGATGCCTAAATCGGCAGCTGTCGTTGCGCCCCGCGGAGGATCTGGCATATAGTCTGGCTGAATACGATATTGAACTGTATTTATTCTAGACGGCAAGGGATTCATATCATTGTAAACCGGAGCGTTCTTCTTCAACAAATCGCCACTACTTAATTGTGTAGGGGGTGTCGCGTGGAAAAAATCCCACGCACGACTATTAATTGTATCTCTAGCACCCTGCTCTCTGCGAATACGAGGGACTGCACTTATGTAAGGCATCGCTGTCGGGTCCTGAACGGGGGGGAGACCGAATCGTTCATTCCATCGCGCTTGAGAGTCCATTCTATTAAGGAAATATTTACGCCGAATGAGTCTAAACCGAACGGACATATATTAACTTAAGAAATGTTTCGCAACAAGATAACAAGACGTAATACAAAGCGGGCGCCAAGCCCATTGCGTGCAGCTACAGATGTAGAGGGGGTTATAAATGTAGTCGTTCCACAAGCCACTATACAGGAACAACCACAAATATATACAGGTCCTGCCGTTATGGAGAGGCAGATGACAAACTTTTTCGAGGCCGAGGCCGCGGGAGTAAGTCTTACAAAGCCGTGGTTGCGTTTAGAGCGAGGGCTTCGTTTACAGAAGATTCGCGCATATGCACTAGCCTATCCTGGTCTGACTGTAGACGAACAGGAAGCCCTGAATAAAATGCTCGTCAAGGCAAATGACACAAAATTACTAAACACGAAGACACAAATTAATTACGAAAATGGTAAGATTTTGTCTATAAAGGGACTAAAAATCGTAAAAAGTGGCGATCCGAATGAACCAGCAGTATTCAAAATTGACATCCCGCGACCAACGAAGAGAAATATAGAGGAATGAATGAAAATAAAACGGTGAACCAACTAGAGATGGTCTACTCGGCTAGCGCCGAATGGTTAGACGATATTGTGCAACAGTTTCCAGTAACGATGGTGGATGCGTATGATGCTGCGGTATATATGGATGATGTCTTGCGAGATGCAATGAAGATATTCCTCGAGCATGGTCTGCATTCAGAACGGTCTAGAAACGACGCAATGCTTATTTTACGTGCTCTCTTTTATGAGCATTACTTATTTAGTAAGGAACACGTGCTAAGACTAATTCCACCAAATCCGGCGGCCGTGCAGAGGCTTCCTCTAGCACCACAGAGTGTGCAAAAATCTGCAATATGGCACGCGGAAGCGCGCGATATATTGTCGGGGCACGAATTCGGCGCACTTATTGTGGGGGGACCTGCAGAGCGTGCTGCGGCTATTGCGAAGAAGTGTGGGCCACCTATTTCGGCTGAGGAGGGCGCACCAGAGTCACGAACTGTATATACAACTGACGCAGATGGTTCCATTAGTCCGTTCAAGTGGGGATGGAGATATGAGCCAGTAGCAAGAGATTTGTTTGAAGTTTTATACGCCGAAGGGCGCGTAGATGATACTCTAGGGCGAGTTCGCCACCAATCTCTGCCGCGATTAGGCGCCAGCCCTGACGGTCTAATCATGGACGGGCCCCGGTGCGGAAGACTCGTAGAACTAAAATGTCCAATTACGCGCGAATTGGACGGAACAGTGCCATTTAGATATTACTGCCAGATGCAACTACAGGCGGAGGTCTGCGATGTAGATGCTGTGGAGTATTTTGAGGCTTGCTTCGGCGCCATCCCTGAGCACGTAATTGCGTACGCGGACGTGAAAAATGCGCTTATACCGCACATGGGGAAGATATGTGTGATTGCGGATGTAACAGGATTCCCCATTAAATATGAATATAGTCCTATGTTTCCTACAACCAGGGTTGGATTTGATGCGTGTATTGACTGGGTGCCTAAAGGGAATATCGTAGAATCATCTGTATGGTACGTGAAAGACACATTTAAGACTACCGTTATAAGGAACCCGCGGTGGTGGGCAGATGTGGGGTATCCTGCATATATCCAATTCTGGAAAGAAGTGGACGCCGCACGCGCCGCGAATACGTATGGACCGAAGCCACTATTTATCGACGAGGCCAGCGACCATGAAGAGACCGGTACTGTAGTCGCAACGGATGTGCACACCAGCGCCGGTAAGAATACGTTTCCCGCCACTTCTGCTGGAGTCTGGCTAGGTGTGGAGTAAGGTCGACATGTGGTGCAGGATAGAACCGCATAATTTTACATTTATGCAATTCGTGAATGCTGTTTAGAGATATACCTCGACTATATGCAATAAATCCAGTTCCAACATATTTAACAATCAAGTATGTTGGATCTTCCGACATACTTTATTAATATACAAATCATTGCAATTCTAGTTTTTAACTCGCCCGGAAGTATTGTTATGCAGTTAATAATAGTTTTGAGAGTAGAGCATTCGATAAACTCCAGGACTTTATAATCAACTAATAGATGGAAAATCTAGACAGGCTTCCGAGTAAGGCTTATGCTGATATTGTAGACAAGTTGAAGAGAAATGTATACAAAACGAATGCGAATACATTGAAGAAAAATCGTAAGAATCTGGAAAAGACTCGAAACAGAATTACTCGCAAATTGGTTTCTGAGAAAACAAAACAGGAAAAAGGTGATAGGCAGAAATTAGAGAAGATCGACATATTATTGAAATATATGGACCCAGCCCGTGCCCCTGCCCCTGCCCTTGCCCCTGCCCCTGCCCATGCCCCTGCTCCTGCTCCTGCTCCTGCT